CCAATACATCCGTTAGGCTGGATGTCAAATTGAGAGATGTAAGTGACTTCGGTGAATGTAGACATGATTTTTCCTTTTTAAAATTAAGCGGCGGTTTGATAGCAACCAGAAAGACGCCATTCATTTCCTGCGGCAAGTTGAGTAACATTTATGACCGTGTAACCAGCGCCTGTAAGGTTATTTATGTAACTCATCCAAATTTGCGTATTACCATAAATAACAATAGGAGACGGAATATTGTTAGCACCCAAAGATGTAGCAGAAAGCCACGCAGAAACTGGCGGGGCAGGAGAACCAGTACTTAAAGAAGTAAAAGGCAATCCATTTATATAAACACTACCAGACCCGCCGCTTACGGAAGTAATGTTTATGAAAATGTTGAAGTAAACAAGTTGACCAATCTTTACATAATTGCCATTTTGTGAACTGTAAACAACAGTTGGGTTGGTAGTTGACCCAACAATTACTGGGGTAAACGTCCCCCTCTCATAGTCATCCAGCGTGTTGGCGTTTGTTGATGCTGATTGAGTTGCGGGAAAGGTAATGCCCGTGCCAGTAGATGCGGCGGTAGTGTTCAGGCCAACTGCGCCGTTAGCGTTTACCTCAAAAAGGTTTGCGGCTCCGACCAGTGTACCGCCTGCGGCCTGACGACCAACAGAAAACTTGTCGCCAGTAGAGACTGGTCGAGTTGAACCGTCAGCGGCTCGACCACCGATGTCAATAAACCAAGAAGGCAAACTTGCGTTGGATTGACCTGTAATGCTTCCTTTGTTTGCCCCAATCAATGCGCCGTTGTAAGTGCTGTTGTTGCCTCCGCCGTTGCTGAACAGCGTCCAAAGACCTGAGCCTGATCGCATCAAAACTTCAGTTTGACTTGGCGATGCAATAACAGGATTCCCATCCCCATCAGATAGCACGATGTAGTTGTCTGCTGTGCGAATGTCTAAGCCGCCTTGGTTGCCATCGTATTTGCCAAGGATGGTGTTTCGGGTTCCGGTAGTCATTGCAGAGCCGACTTCATTAGTACCAACAAAGGTGTTGAAGAAGCCTGTGCTGAGGTATCCAGCCTTATATCCAATAAATGTGTTTGAGCCTTGTGTGGCGGTATAACCCGCTTGATAACCAAAAGCAGTATTATTAGCACCGCCAGCAACTTGGCTATAAAGAGCCTGATAGCCTACGGCTGTGTTGTTAGATGCTGTGGTGTTGGCTTGCAGAGAGCCATTACCAACTGCGGTGTTATACGCGCCCGACTGATTTAAACCCAAAGCACCATTGTATGCCGCGCCATCACCGCCACCAACTGCCACGTTACTATTGCCACTTGTAACAGCATTCAAAGCTGTGTAGCCAATCGCAGTGTTGTACGAGCCTGCGCCAGAATTACCGCCAAGCGCCAAAGCGCCAACCACAGTGTTTAAAGAACCTGTGTTAAATTTTGCGGCAGTGTATCCAAAGATAGCGTTGTAGTTGGAGTTAAGCGTATATCCAGCCTGATAACCAAAAGCGACATTGTTTGCGCCAGTCGTGTTGCTGTATCCAGCCTGATAGCCAACAGCAGTGTTGTTTGAGGCTGCAATGTTTGTGTTAAGTGCTTGCGCCCCTAATGCGGTGTTGTATGAGCCTGTATTGGCAAATAACGCATATTCACCAACAGCAGAGTTATAGTTTCCGCTTACATTTGAATACAGTGCGGCACGACCAACAGCGGTGTTAATTGCACCTGCTTGATTTAAATAAAGCGCAATATTTCCTACAGCGGTATTTTCAGTACCGCTCGTATTAGCCACCAAAGCACTAGCACCCACCGCAGTATTGGTAGACACAGCACCAGCACCACGGCCCACGGTGATGCCATACACAGTCAGGTCAGTACCGCTGTACAAAAGGTTGGCAGAGTCAGTCTCAAGGCCACCAGTGGTCGCATATACAACCCTTCCCGATGTCAACGCGCTATTTGTAATAGCAGTGAACTTGCCAGTGCCAGCAGTGGTGGCCCCGATATTCATATTGTTGATGGAGCCAGCAGTACCTGACGAGATCGTAATCGTGCCAGCGCCAGTGGTGGTGTATGACTGGTTGTTGGTTGTGGTGTTAAGTGTGATCGCGCCAGTGGCAGTTAGGCCAACAAGTGTTCCAGTACCGCTAAAGAAGAAATCCTTAAACTTCAAAGCGCTACTACCAACATCAACAGTGGCTGTTGTCTTTGGTGTGAGGGCTGTAGCGGAAGCCACTACATCTTGTGTAGGCCCAATCTTTGTAATGGGAGCGCCGTTAGCAGCAGTGCCATCATGGACATGTCCGGTGGAACTATTAAAAGCGGCTTGCACTGCATCAAATTCCCCATCCAAATCTGACGCATTAATAATATTACCATCAGCAATATTGTTAACTGAGTCTGCTCTAGTATAACCTGTCATAGTTTTTCCTTAACGTCTATCATGTGTTGAATACTCTAATGTAGCAGCATCCAAAGAAAATGGTGGGTTTGTACTTTCAGAAGTAAACTGTAAAGATACAAAGAATCCTGACCCAATTACCTGTGTCTCAAATAATTTCTTAAGCTTAGTCCCGTATGTAGTTGTACCATATTTTGCTACGCTTGTACCATAAAAACCAACGGAAGAAGATGTATTGCTAAGCCCTATTGTTGTGGGCTGTACACTTCCAACAGTATCAAAATCAAACTTCAAACTAGTATCTATTGATATACTTCCCTGTGGGTCTGTATAAAGCAAGAGCTTATACATTGTCTTCCTGATTCTAGGGTCATCCATAAATACATAGGGAGTAGCAAAGGAAGCAGTGATGTCTGCTCCATCAAAACTATTCCCGCTTTCCATCTGGTAAGCATACCCGTCTGTATTAGCAAATAGAATAGTCTCTACTTTATCAGCGTAGTGAGAGTCAGCAACATAAGCCCTCATACCAGAAAGCTCTGCCCAAGCTATATTACTAGTATTGTCACTAGCCATCTGAGTACCTAAGATTCCCTTAGCACTAGCAGCTTTAACATTCTCATTAAAACCCAGCAATCTATACTGAGATTTTTGTTTAATTATAACACTAGCAAAGCTGCTGCAAGAAGAAATGAGGTCTGTCATTTCTGTTTGTATTGGCTTAGATACTAATCCAAGATTGAAGTCTCCTACTCTATCAGTAAGGCCGAGTAAGCGCAATCCATCTGAGCCTAAGAATATAACATCCCCACCCATTTCTTGTATGGTGTCTGAAGATACGCAACCTACATTTCTAGTGATCGGCTGCAAGTTAAAATCTGATATTGTATTACCAACAAGTTGATTTATAGTTCTTTCTGTAAAGATAACTAAGACATCTCTGAATACAATGAGTCCAGTAATCTTAGCACCAATGGAAATAATACCTGAGCCATTGACAGCAGTGAAGTCTGAATCGCTATAAGGTGCGGTGAATATTAAATTACTACCAACAGCAAAGAACAATTGATTCTTATGGAAAACAACAAACTCTGCTCCCTCTAAATCTGATGTGCTATTTAGTTCAGTGAAGGTTGTGCCATCAAATGAAAATGGAAAATTATATCCATCTACACCAACAATCTTTTCTGTGGCTGCAATTCTATATTTAGCGGTACGCATCTTTAATGCGCCGCTTCTATCTAACGATAGCCAAGAAACTGAAGCATTGTCAGCAGGACTAGAAGCAAGAGCAGGATTAATAGAGATGGTTGCGCCGCCACTAGTAACTGTAGCGTTAGCCGTTACAGTATATACTTTCTCTACACCAGCAATACTGAAGGTGTCACCAATTCTAGGAGCAGCGGTTAATCCGTCTATAGCCAAGGAAGAACCTGTTTGACCAGCACCATTAACTAGCACTGTCCCATAAGAAGGCTTACTAATCTTTGTCCAAGAAGTCCCAGTGGAGGAATAAACACTAGAATTTCTAGAGGCAATTGCTCTGGTACTCCAATAAGATATTCCCAACACTGTACCAGAATGGGACGTAAAAGTTACAGCCGCTTTGTCAGCAGGGCTGCTAGCCAAGGAAGTAGTTAAAGTTAATGTGACTCTTTTATAAGAACTGTCAAAGGAGACACCACCAGTGGCTACAGTATATGTCCCTGTAACACCAGCTATAGTGAAGGTAGACCCCTCTAAAGGGGCAGTATAGATATTAGCCAGTGTTAATGATGTCCCTGTCTGACCACTACCATGTACCTTAGGCTCACCATAAGCAGGAATGAAACTGCTGGAGAATTTACTGAATCCCTCTATTCTTTTATAACCGCCATTAATAGCTGGCTCAAAGTTCTTTAGAGTACGGGCGCTCCCCGGCGCTTTAACACCATGCTGCAACGGTGAGAAACTTGATATAAGTCCACCACCAAACTCAAAGGCATAGGTCTTCCAAGCGTCTGCCATATTATTTAACCCTGTCGCCAAACGATCTTACTGAGCCACTGGCAGGAGTAATCATTCCAGAACGTACATATCCATAACGGTTAACAAGCATGCTACGCATTCTCTTAACGCCTTCATCATATTTCTGTTTTGATATACCAGCAGACTGCTCATTACCTCTGAACATATAAGCGTAGAACATGGCCCCATCTACAATGACATGTCTAAATCTTTCTGGAATATCAGGAACATCGCTATAGCTTGCTAAGTCTACAGGAATTCTATAATACTCATATAACACTTCATAAGCCTGATCAGGGGCAGGAACAACACCAAACTCTAAGCTAGGAGATTGAAATACATAAGTAGGTAGAGTTCGTTTATTTGTTTCGGTTGTATACTCGTGATCAATAAATCTATCTAGATAATCTTCATAGGAAATAGAAGACAGCTTTACTGTTCTGTTTCCTAGTGTAGCGTCTTCTCTAATACGGAATGAATCAAAGTCTACAGTATTTGCATCTGTTGGATAAGCATATCTAATAGTACCAGCAGTTAATGTCTCTTCTGCTAGCACATGATTAAAGGGCCACTCATAGTGAGTATGGTTGATATCTCTGATTGCTGTATTAACTGAGTCTTTAACCTTAGCATAGAAACCAACAGCGTTTGGAAAAGTAGTCGAAGTTAATTCAACTTCATTGAGCGCCCTATTAACTTCATTAACTAAATCTAAAAAATTGTAGGCCATGTTATTGCTCCTTAACTCTAAGTCTAATAACACGCTCTACAACATTCCCTGTGCTATCTGTAATACTGCAAGTAAATTTATACTCTGTATTATTAGTTCCTAAACCTAGATTAATTGTAGCAACAGCGCCACTAATTGTTTGGGATACATTTTGTATTCCATTCACAGTGGTGCTAGCAGGAAGGGCTGTCTTAACCCCAGAAGAATTATCTACATACCAAGTAACAGAACTAATCGTGGCAGTACCTATCCATCTAGACCAGTCTACACTGTAATCAAGTATTTCATCTGGGTCTTTATTAGGCCATCTAAACGACATTATTTTTCCTTAAGCTACTAAAACACTTCTATCTGAAGAAGTTGTCTTTCTATACATGTACGCTCTTCTAGGCAACACCGACACATTGGCTACTCGTGTCGATGATGTACCTCTAGCTTCAACATATACTTTTCTAATCTCTTGCTGTACAAGCACTGTTCTATCTTTACTGAGGCTATGTCTCTCAACATATACTGTACGCTTTCTGTCATATAAACTAGCTACAGCAGCATAATCAAAAGACGAAGTAGTTATTGTAACACTACCAAGCTGGGTTATACCAGACATACCCACTATAGGTATAACAATACCCACAGCAATACTGACACTTCCTATACTGGCTGTAGTACCTAAACCAGTAATCGCAGTTATACTAGCCGCCGTTACTACAACTTCTCCAATACTAGAAGAAGCCTCTACTCCAGTAACTCCAGTGACTGCCTTAGCCACTACAACTACGTCACCTACACTAGCAACTGTTTCTATTCCATCTACAGGAATCCTGTTGATAGAACGAACCAGTACATCCCCTACGGATGCTGTGACACTAACCCCAGTTACAACTGTAGTAGCCTTAGCCACTACAACTACATCACCTACAGAACCTGTCGCCTCTACGCCGCTGACACTAGTGACAGCCTTTGCTGCTACTGTTATAGAACCTACACTAGCTGCTGCTTGTACACCAGTAGGTGCTACAACAGCTCCAGCTAATATACTAACAGTGCCAACTGCGCCACTTGCGCTAACTCCAGTGACAGCAGTTACAGCCTTAGCTACTACTGTTATAGAACCAACTGCACTTGTGGCTTCTACTCCGCTAATTAAGACATTGGCTTTACCAACTATAGTAATACTACCTACTGAACCTGTGGCTTCTAAACCATCAGGAACGTAGGCAACACTCGTTGAGCCATACCTTACAGCGCCATATCTCCCTATACCGTATATGGCCCCAGAGCGGGTTGTAGTAGCCATAGGACTACTCCTTAAGCAATTCCAACGATAGCGTTGGTAGCGTCTGCTGTTGGGAACTGCACAACAAAATCACCGTTGGTTGAAGTCTTATCTCCACCAAAGGAAATGACAGCAACAGCATTAGTTGTTCCTGTACCACCATCAGTGGTGGTGTTATAAATTAAAGCACCAGCGGCAGTGATAGTTGCACTTGCCCATGTAGCATCATTGAAGTCAACGAATGCTGTAGTCCCACTGGAGGTGGGGTCAATATTAGTTAGTGTAGTTCCACCGGCTGTATAGCCTGTACCAACAACTTCGTTAGTAGAGCTATAGTTTGTAGTGGAAGCGCCCAGAGTAGCGGCAGAAGTGAAGAGAGCAATCTTAAATGTATGAGCAGACGTTGCATTGAAGTCGTGCTTGCGCTCTAGAAGTTCCTTCTTAAAGCTTGTACAAACTGCGGAAGTGATAGCCATATTAATCCTTTAACAAAAAGAAAAGGGGCAACCTCTTGTGGAAGCTGCCCCTGATCAGGTAGTTAGCGCTTAAGCCAACTGTTCACGGTCTACCGAGGCAGGGCCGACACGATCTTGTGCATCAACAATCAGTGCGAATACACGGATAGAGCCAGCGCTGAGAGTTGTAGTCTCAGTGACCAACAGCAAGTCCAGCGTATCAGCAGATTGCGTAACAATCGGATAGCCAGCGGTTGCGGGGGTTGCATAAGTACCAGCAGTTGCCGAGCTAGTGACAGCGAAGGCCGACACATAAGCAGCGGCAGTAACGCCAGTTACACCCAAGCTCACCGTGCAGCTACCTGTAGCGGCAGTGAGAACTTCGAAGCCAGCAGCCAACACAATGGATTGTGCAGGGATTTGCAGAGCTTCGATTACATCAGCGGCGGCGAGGACACTACCTTTTGCCGTTGCAGCAGCAGACCAACTAATGGTATTCTCAACCATATAGGGGGAGTTGCGGACAGAACGGACAGGTTGTGTACCTGCACCGACAGCATTAGAGAGAGTGGTAATAGTTGCCATTTATGTTCTCCTTAAGCAGCGTTATACTTAGCAGTGACGATGCCCTCAGGACGCAAGATTTTGCGACCATAGAGATGCATACCACGCACGATGTCAGCAAAGCTATCTGGGTCACGATAGGTTTCTGTCTTGGTGATCTGCTGAGCGGTAGCAATAGCAGACTGGTGACCGGCAACGATAACACCGAAGTTGGTGTTCTGGTTAGCCGTACCTGTAGTGCCAGCGCCTGTACCAACCTTAGGCAGGTTGTTAGACACATACACTTTGAAGCCGTGCAGGTTGTCCACTACCAAACCGTTTTGCAGACCAGAACCGCCGAACAAGCTATTAAGCAAGCGGCTGTCTTCGTCTTTCAACAGTTCCATGAAGATGGGGTCAATCACCAACCAGCGTCCGCTAGTGTCAACGAACTGTTGATCTAGCAAACGGCTCATGCGGGAGATCACCATCAGAGGCGAAGCCGTAGCCGTGGGCAGTGCGGTAGCACCCGGCAGACGAGCAGCCAAAGGAATGGAATGGTCACCAGCGGAGGCAGTGGTAATATTACCAAAATCACTCTTCTTCAATTGCATGGTGGACAGCAATTCATTGGAGCCAGCTTCAGTCAGTGCCTTAGTACCGGGGTAGGTGGTACGGGCCGTACCTGCTTGAGTGTGCTTGGTAGATTGCTGATAGCCAGACATGTAACCCAAAACGTCTTGGTCATACTGGTCACGGATGCGATAAGCAGCGCGATCAGAAGCCATTTGCATGAAATTTACATGAGAATGAGCGGCTTCAATGTCATCAATCTTGAAGGCGTAGTAGTTAGCCTGATCGACAACAAGTGTGAAGTCCTCATCATTCAGGTCTTGTGCAGTGATTTGTGTACCACGAGCATACGACTGAACGCTAACTTCAGGCTCTTTGATGATCTTAACCGAATCGCCCATGTTGGCAATCTCGCCAAAATAGTCGTTGTTGGTTACAGCTTCAACAGTGGAAGCCTTACGGAATGCAAGTTGTACTTGCTTGGAATAGATTACTGGGCTAAAATTACCATTAGGTAAATTGCCGTAACCCGTTGCCTTGGGAAATGCCATGATATTTCTCCTATAGATAGATGGGCATATACTTATATACGCTGACCTAGTTCCACAGGGCCAATCATGCTAGGTGAATAAATAAAAATCTTCTAGAGGACTTTTATTTATTGGCTAGATTATTTGGGTAATCTGCTTACTGACAGTTTGCGTTAAACATTCTAGGGCTTTCGGTGGTTACGGATAACGGCGAAGACCCAAGAGCAAGACCAAATCAATGGCCTTGCTGAGGTTATATCACATTTTTAAAAGGTGTCAACACTTACCGCGCATTGCCACTTAGATCATATACAAACTTACCAGACTTAATAGCCTTCGAGATGGCTTCTTGGTTAGCCTCATACTGATGGGATGTCATAGAATTAACTTGGGATTCATAGATAACCCCGTCCATATCCTGACCAGAAGGCGCAGAACGGCTGCTTCTAGTGGAGACACTTTCGGCTGCGCTGCGGTTATCTGCCTTCTTAGGCTTACCAATTCCTTTATCTGCTTTATACAAATCAATGGCGCGGGATGCTGCTTTAGCATCTGTGTCATTCTCATACAAAGCATTCTGTACCCACTTAGGTTGCTCTTCCACCCAATTGTGAAACTCATCACTGTCTTTGATATTCTCAAAGTCGGGATGCATACGAAGCAACTCAGCTTCTGCCTTCTCTCTAGCAGTCTCTTGTTCCCTATCGTCCAGAGCTTTAAAGCGCTGGTCTAGTTCTGCTGATTGTTCTTTGGCCTTCTTGATTGCAATTGTTTCTACAATACGGGCAACATCAGGATACTCATTAGCCCAAGCAGCTAGGTCTTCATC